ACATCACCGTCATTAGCAAAAAACAGAGAGGAAGCTCTGGCTCAAGCTATTGCAATGATTGAGGGGCATTTGCCGAATACGAGCGTGAAGGAGAGAGAAAAGCGACTAGCAATGGAGCTACTACATATGAACTTGGACGCATCAAAAAATCACCCTCCTATTCCTCCACATATTCAGGCGTTACGTGATGCAGAAAGGGATTCTGTACCAAGTAATAAATCTGAAGTCGATTACTACGGAAGCGATAGACGTCAAGGTCAATACTTAGGAGATTAGTATGAAATTCGCTAAGGCAATGCGAAAAAAAGCAAAATTAAGACTCGCTTTAACAGGGCCTAGTGGCTCAGGTAAAACCTATGGAGCACTGGAAATAGCCAAAGGACTTGGCGGAAAAACGGCATTGATTGATACGGAAAAAGGAAGTGCTTCTCTTTACTCTGACCGTTTTAATTTTGACGTATTGGAGTTAGATCCACCATTCACACCAGAGCGATTTATTGAAGCTATCGGGGTTGCGCAGGAAGTTGGCTACGATAATTTGATAATCGACAGCATTACTCACGAATGGAGTGGAACAGGCGGATGTCTAGAATTACTCGATGTGTTAGCAAAAGCCAAGTATCGAGGCAATACGTGGTCAGCATGGAGCGAAATAACACCACGTCACAATGCATTTCTCGATGCGATACTACGGTCTGACCTGCATATTATCGCAACGATGAGAAGTAAAACGGAAACTGCTCAGGTCGATAAAGGAAATGGTAAGAAAGGCGTAGATAAACTTGGCATGAAATCAGAGCAGCGTGACGGGGTTGAGTATGAGTTTACGACTGTACTAGACCTAAATCACGAAACTCACACAGCAATGGCAAGCAAGGATAGAACAGGATTGTTCAGCAACGCCGAGGTTACTCAGTTAAATGAATTAACAGGTAAAAAGCTAATGGATTGGCTTAATGATGGACGCACTAAAGCAGAGATAGATCTAGCTCACTTTACGAGCATTGCAACGGAAGCACAAAACATGGATGAGTTAAAAATCGCCTTTAGTGAAGCATACAAAGCACTTAGAGATACACCTGAACAAGCGGAGGCTCAAAAAGTGTATGAGCTAAGAAAAGAAGAACTAACCAAACAAGAGGTAGGTACTGATGGCAAGTAAAGGCGTGAATAAATGTATTCTTATTGGTCACTTGGGGCAGGATCCAGAAATCCGCTATATGCCATCAGGTGGCGCAGTAGCAAACCTCACACTAGCCACATCGGAATCGTGGCGTGATAAACAAACCGGTGAGATGAAAGAAAAAACCGAGTGGCATCGAGTGTGCATCTTCGGCAAATTAGCAGAAATTGCAGGTGAATATCTGAGAAAAGGAAGTCAAGTATATATCGAAGGTTCTCTGCAAACCAGAAAATGGCAAGACCAAAGCGGGCAAGACCGATACACAACGGAAGTGGTAGTTAATGTCGGCGGTTCTATGCAGATGTTAGGCGGTAACGGTGGTAATCAGGCAGGAAGCCAGAAGTCACAGCAGAATCAAGGATGGGGACAACCTCAGCAACCGCAAGCGCAAAAACAAGCATCGAGTAATCAAACACCACAAAGTGAGCCTCCGATGGATTTTGAGGATGATATCCCCTTCGCCCCTATCGGACTCCCCTACCCACGCCACGCTATTTATGTGATTTAACCAAAGAATATGACCATTACTCAGTGCAAGGATGCAAACAGGAGGTAGATATGAAAAAGCAAACAGTAGATTTACTAAATTCTAATGACGAAACTATTTTGATGATGCGAGGCAGACAAACCAAAGAGCAAGTTATCGATACTGCAATTAAAGAAAACATTATTTGTGAAAGCGATAAATCGGAATGGGTTAATTGCGATCGCGTTTATGTTTGTTATTACAAGGCAGTTCCTCGTGATGGTTATTCAGCATATTACTATCCGTCAAATAAAGATGTTAAAGGTGCATTTTTAGCGACAGCTTTAATTATCTTTTAATTTAACTCTCAGGGATGCAATGAAGAGGAATGAATATGAGTAAGCAGATGGTTTTAGTTGCAAGAACAAACAAGGTTGGTTCTGACTCTGAATGTGGGCTGGGTATTACTGAGGACGAATGGGATAAATTAACCGAAGAAGAGCAATCAGGATATATCAATACTGTAATTGATAATCTTGTTGATTGGTATGTGAAGACAGAGGGATAAGGTGGAGTGATGGATAAATACCTTTATTTAATTTAACATTTTGTCACCATGAATTAACTACGGTGATATTGCAATGGCTGAAAAAACGAAATTAGCTATTCATATAGCTAAAAAATTAAGGAAATGTTTTGACGAGTATTACAACGAGATAGCAAGAAATATTAACTTTCCATTTCATGCATTCCCTCATAATTCCTGTGAAGGAGCTTCTGCACTGCTTGGTGGAGTACTAAGTAGAAAATTAAATACAGAAGAAATATTTATTATAAATATATATAGCTCCACTTTGTCAGGTGAACATTACTTTGTTGAATTTGAGGAGTTGTATTACGATTTAACATTCGATCAATTCAAACTTGGTAAAGGTATAATTATTGCTGAAGAAAAAGAATATCTTGATAGCATAACAACGAAGAGCATTTCAAGAAGAAAGGTTATTGACTTTCTTAATGAGTTCTATCTAGAAGGTGAGAATCATAAATTTAACACAGAGCAAGCTATAAAAAACCTAATGTACCATATTTAACTATACGCCCTGCATTGCAGGGTTTTTTATACCTAAAATTCAGGAGTAAGCATGGATGAATCAAGGCAGCAATTTGAAGCGTGGTTTAATTCTGGTCACGGAGAATTGCCTTATAGCGATAAAGGCAAGGAGGATTTAAAGACTTTATTATTTCAATCTTGGCAAGCATCACGCGAGAGTTTAATTAATGGCTTAGAGCCTGTTGGTTATATAACATCAAGCGGGTTCGATAATATAAAAGAATATGGATATACCCATCTAAATGAAGAAAGAAGTGAAAAAATAAATATACCACTCTATAAATTAGATTAAATAACCATGCAAATAATCGAATATGTATTACACATGTTAATACAGGGTTCTGCTGTGCCTGTTACGGAAGATATTTATACGCAATCGGAATGCAATAAACGTGCTGAATATTTAATGTCAGTGAGGAATGTTAAAGTTGTTTGTGGAGAGGTATGGAATGAAAGATAAATATTATGCTGGCTTGGAAAATTACAAAGATTGTATTGAGATTGAACCTACAACAAAAGATTGTTTTATTTTAAATACTCCATCTTGGAATATGGATGTGACAAAACAAGACTTAATTGACATCAGAAATACTATTAATGAAATACTAGGAGATGATAATGAATAAATACACCGAACTATCTGATTTCGAGATTAATTTATTAGTAGCTCAATCTGTTTTACCTGAAACGCAATACGATGTAATTAAACAAACAATGGATATTATCCAATTCCTTGTTGATGGCTCGTTTGGTTATCGCTTTTTCGACCCATGCAATAACCCATCAGACGCAATGCCGATTATTATTGAAAATAAAATAGGGTTATCACCAATGTACCATTCTAATAAATGGACAGCTGACTGCCTTGATTATGACTTCATGTCAGTAAATAAAAACCCATACCGTGGCACTATGGAAGTTTTTTTAATGATGAAGGATACGGAGAATAATCAATGAAACGAATTACATTATCAGAATGGAATAATAAATATTTCGCTAACCCTAGAAGTCAACGGCAATTATCTCGCTATATAAAGGAAGGTAGGTTATACCCTGCTCCAGAAAAGGTTGGTAGAGAATATGAGTTAGAGCCGTGGACAATTCTAACAAATGACAAAATGGTAAGGGAACCGCAATATTTAATGGAGAAAATTAATGGGCAGAAGCAGAAGTGCAAAGAACAAGGGGCTACCGCCTAACTTGTATTTGCGTAAAGGGATTTACTATTACAGGGATGTAAGAACTAAAAAGGAATTTTCTGTTGGCTCAAACAAATCATTGGCAATAACCGAAGCCATACAAGCCAATTTAGCTATTTATAAACCTAAAGAGCCATTAGTTGACAGAATTAATAATGTTCACTGTGTAACATTGCATGAGTGGCTTGATACTTATAGGGGGAAGGTAAACAGCCGGGGGTTAAAAGAGAAGACGCTCTACGATTACGAATCAAGAATAAAGTTAATCAAATTACACTTTAATGACTGTCCAATTGAGAATGTAACACCAAGAGATGTAGCCACATTTATTTCAGAGTACCCTAAAAAGGCAATGGCAAAATTACTAAGGTCCACTATGCTAGATGCTTTTAATGAAGCCATTGCGGATGGTGTGATAAAGGAAAATCCCGTTTCCGTGACAAAGCCGCCAAAAACAAGCGTTCAGCGCTCAAGGTTATCGCTAGAAGAGTTTAAATACGCCTTGGAGCACACAAATGACAAATATAGGTATATGTTCCTATTGGCGATACTTACAGCTCAACGCATTAGCGATGTTATCAACATGAAGTGGGATGATATAAAAAATGATAGGCTGTATGTCACCCAATTAAAAACAGGCTCTAAAGTAGCAATACCTCTCTCATTAAGACTTGAGTCTATTGGTTATTCTATTAAAGATGTTTTAAATCTCATGAATAGGAGCTCAGATAAAATCTGTGGCAACACCACCGCAAAAACATTAAGAGGTAAATTTATCGAAGCGTTACCTAAACATATAGAAAATAAACCAACATTTCATGAAATTAGAAGTTTATCTGCAAGATTATATGAAGAAGAAAAAAGTGCTGAGTTTGCAAAGAAAATACTTGGCCACAAATCTATGAGAATGACAGATAAATACCTTGATGATAGAGGTAATGGCTACGTTGAATTGTGA